GGGCGAGGTCCCCAGGGAAGAGATCCGCACCGACTTCTGGACGGTCGCGGACCGCTTCCTCGCCGCGAAGGACCTCAAGCCGAACACGGTCCAGCTGTACGGGTACACCATCGGGAAGATCCGCGCCTATGTCGGGGACGCGCCCCTGTACATAGAGGATATGTCCCTGTCCTGGCTCTACGGCTTCGAGAAGTTCATGGGCGGCAAGGTCAACGCGCGGGCGGTCCATCTGAGGAACCTGAAGACCATCTGCAACTTTGCCCTGGATGAGGAGATCACGACCTTCTATCCGTTCCGCAAGTTCAAGATCCGGACGGAGGAGACGCGGAAAAAGGACCTGACCGTCGAGCAGCTCCGGGCCTTCGCAACCGCCGACATCACCTATCGGAACGACGCCATGCACCGCGACGTCTTCATGCTGCTGTTCTATTTCCGCGGGATGAACATCAGCGACCTGGCCGAGCTCACCTGGAGGGACGTAAGGAACGGGCGGGTGTACTATCGGAGGAACAAGACGGGACGCCTTTTCAGCATCAGGATCGAGCCGGAGGCGCAGGCGATCATTGACAGGTGGAAAGGGGAGGAGCACCTGCTCGCCGTCTTTGACCGGTATAAGAAGCCGAGCGAATACAACCGGCGGTTGTCCGATGCCCTGAAGAGGATGTCCGATAAAAACGGACAACTGATAGAACCGGACTGTACCAGCAACTGGGCCCGCCACACCTGGGCGACCATCGCAGCAGACCTCGACTACACCGAGGAAGCGCTCTCCTGGGGGATGGGCCACAAGACCGGGCACCGCGTCACGGAGATCTACGTCCACCGGAGCGACGCGAAGTGCGACGAGGCCAACCGGGCCGTCATCGACTACCTGTGGGGAAAGGAAACCGTCCCACATCTCACGACGTAGGACGGCAAACAACAATTCTTATCGATTATGACTAAACAAGACCCTCACGGGCTAAAAGAGGTATTTCCTGAATATCCATAGGACCGCTCCGATGAGCATCAGCAGGAGCCACGGGAAGGCACCGATTTTGGCCTTCTGGGCCCAGTTCAGTTCCTTTTCGACCTTCACCTCCACCCGGGTGGTGTCGTGCGCCTCACGGACGGAAACGGAGTCCCTCCAGCGGTCGCGGAAGACGTACCGGTCGCGGAAGCGGTCCACGTAGACCGTGTCACCCTTCATCCACTCCCTGATATAGATAGAGTCCCTGCGGAAAGTCGTGTCACGGTGATGGACCCGCAGCGTGTCCCGCTGCGTCACCACCCGCTCCACGATCTTGGGGGAGCAGCCGGCGCCGAGGGCGGGAAGAAGGAACAGAACCACCCCCAGCGCCAGGAGTCCCTTTCTATTCGTCACGGTGCACATCGCCAAGTCGGTCTGCCCACCTTTCGGTGTAGAATGAATAATAGGAGCAGTCCCGGTCCCTGTTCCACCACGCTGCCCAGATCAGGGATGGCAGGCCGATGACAAGAATGTAGAACCAGCCGAGCATCCGGGACTGCTTCGCGTGGCCGAGCTCGTGCCGCTCGGTGGCGCCGGTGTAGTCCTTCATCACGTCCCGGATTATGATGTACCGGCCCAGGGAGATCCCGCCTTTCATCCGGGAGGCGTAGCAGAGCCTGACGCCTTCCAGGTCATAGCAGTCCTCGGGCCGGAGGATAGTCACGAGCAGCAGCCCCAGCAGGTTCTGCGGAAGCTGCCACAAGTAGAGGAGTACGGCTACAAGTTTGGTGAACTTGACTTTCATAAAGTTGGTATGGAATCAGATGATTTCGATGGTGATGTCTTCGCCTTTGTCGGCCGCGGCCTTCATCAGGCGATAGATCTGCTGGAAGCAGGCCTTGCTCTCGGTGAGCTTCCCGACCTTGGTGTTCTTCCCCACCAGGACGCAGCCCCGCGTGTCGAGGGCGCTGGTGCCGGGATGGATGAGGATCCCGTCGAAGCCGGGGACGTTCAGCAGCCTCGGCATCTTGCCCTGGCAGAACTGCCAGTACCAGGCCACGGCCGCGTACTTCGCCGAGGTGACGTTCATGGCCACCTCGTAGGTCCCCTTGGGGATGGCGGTCTCGCCGGCAATCTTCCGCTTCTGGATGTACAGCAGCGGGTCGTCCTGCTTCAGGCCACGGTCCTTGTCCTCGAGGGTGTTGCAGTAGAAGATGCCGTCGATGTACAGGCGGCCGATGGTGTAGGTGGCCTTGGGCCACCGGCGCTCGATCGTCAGCTTCATCAGGCGTCCTCCCCTTGGTGTCCGTCGGTCAGTTGGACCTCGGTGTCGCCCTTGATGATGCGAAAGTCATAGCCGAGCCGGATCGCGTGGAGACCCGACGCGAGGGCGGCGAAGGCGAAAAGTTCTCCGACGGCGGTCAGCACCGAGCCGTCAATTTGCCCCGTAGGCGGGACGCAGAACCCCCCGACGATGAGGCCAACGGATACCGCGAGGGAGACACCGAAGATGATCTTGCACTCCCAGCACTTCCGGTCCATCCGTTGTAATTGCTCAAGCCGTGCTTTTGTTTCCATGGTAATTTTTCTTGTTTTGTTATGGAGCTTCCCACATTCGCAAATATGGTAAGCTAACCTGGGAAGCTCCCGTTGTTAAGTCAGTCAGTTATGGCTAGAGTTCGCTTACTTACCGTTTAAAATCATATTCCCGACAACACGGGCGAAGGCGTGGGCCAGAGTGTTTGAGGACGGGAGAAGCATCGCAAGGATTGCGTCCCCCGCGTTGATGGTGTCCCCTGCGTAGAAGGTATCGCCTGACCCGGACTGAATATCCACGGACTTGATGGTTATCGTCTCATCAAGTGTAAGGTGGTCAAGTGCCACCATAGCCGTCATCAGTTTTGTGCAAGATGCCGGAATAGCGGATGTTGTGCTTGCCTTCCCGACCATTTCAAGGGTGACATCCTGGTAGGCCATAATGTTGTGCGGTGGAATCACGAAAGCGGACGCATAGGTTGCCTGGATTGTAGGTGCGGACACGGTGGGGTCGGTGCGGTAGTCTTCCAACCAATCCAGCAACTGCTTGAACGGGACGCCACGATTGTAAGTCGTTCCGGCAGACGGGGAGTTCGTGTTGTCAAGGATGCACCCGGCAAGCCAAGCATCATCTACCTTGGACTTGCAGACGAGGACGAGGTTTTCGTGTCGGGTTCCGGAAACGGTCACGGAACCCGACTTGCCACCGTAGATGTGATAATAGTTTCCAACGGTTGTCATCGCGCTCCCCTTGTAGGTAGAATTCCCCGATATTGTCCGTGCGTGGTCTCCACCGATTGCAACCGAGTAGGAAGTCTGCCCCCAAAACTGCATCAACTTGTCATACGCGGTGCAACAAGCCACCATCTTCGCCAGGTCGCGAGCCGTGGACTTGTGTGAGTTGTCCGGCAATCCGTGAGGATTCACGAAGGTGGTGTTTGCCATTCCGAAACGCCTTGCATACTTGTTCATTTCCGCTACGAATCCCGTCACACATTGGGCATCCGTGTATGATGTACCGCCGCCCCCGGTGATGAGTGCATACAGTTCATCGTAGTTGTCCGACATCTTTTGCGAGATGGTGGACATATTGTCATATTGGGTGATAACCTGCTTGCTCATATACTACAATTTTTTGAGTGCAACATACTTGTTGTATAAGGCGGTAAAATCCGACAGGGACGGAGCGGTGGTAAAAATGGATTTCTGCACCACTACCGGGGTGTCCACATATCCCGTCAAGTTCGCGGAATTGAGCGAACCGAGAAATACTGCACCGGATGCTGTGGAAGTTCTGTTTGCCGTTTTTGTTACCCAGTCGGAAACCTCGGTCAAAGTGGCGTCTACGCCGCCCGACTGAATACCGCAGGAACCAGCCGTGTAAGATGTAACCTTGCATCGGCAGGCGATTAACATCGCAACCGTATATGCGGAAGATGTGCGGACTTGTTGCGAAGATGTGCCGGAACACTTTAAAGAATATGTGCCGGAGTCCTTGTCTTCCGTAGTGATGGAGGGCGAACCTGCCTTGACCGTAAGCGGAGAGTAAGAGCCGTTCTCAAATCCTGCGGTGATTCCGAGGACATTGTTCGTCTCAAAGAGTTGCTTGTATGTTAGCGATTCGTATGCCACGGAATCAAGGTCATACGCAACAGCCGTGATTATGATTGCACCCGTCACCTCCGCGATGTCAATAACCCCGTTCGTTACGGTCTGCGTCTCCCCGTTCATCACGCAAGAGACGGTTTCAAGGATTGCACCCGCATCCGGTGTTATGGTTGCTTGATATGGTTCACCGAGGGGAACGGTAGATGCAAGGTTATTGATTGAACATTTCGTAAGAGAGATTGAAACGGGTTCGCCGTTACCACTCCAATCAATGTTCGGCTTGTCACTCCAAAAAGCCGCCGCACCCATCGAATCGTAAAGGAGTTTCATATTACGGGAAAGGAGTTTCCCCATTTCTGCGGAAAGGGCCGCAGTCGCACCGCCATCCTCCAAGTTATTGACAACTTCCAACTCGCCAACCGCACCCGTATAGCCGGAGTTACCCTGCGGGCCTTGCAGACCGATGGCCTCCGAGCCGGAATCCGACCACGATGTGCCGTCAAAGTTCCAAATGGCAAACGGCTCGTTCTCGCCCACGAAGGCATAACCTACACCATCCCCTTCCGGGAGGTCATTTGCAGAGGCGAACACCCCGTAATACTTTCCGCTCAAGGTATGCACTTCCTGGCGTAATTGACTGATTTTGCCGTCCAGGACTTTGCCCTGGGCAGCGGACAATGCCGCATCCGTGGCATCGGAATCAAGACCGTTGTAGATCGTGATGGGATAGTCCGCAGACACACCCGTGTCGCCCTTCATACCCTGGGGGATCGTGACGTTCAGAACGGGCGCCTCGGCAGTCCCGGTAATCGTGATGACCACGGGAGTTCCGGGGGCACCTGTGGTGACCGTTCCGATGCTGATGTTCGGAGTCGACCCGACCGCACCCTTCGGGATGGACAGGTTCAGCACAGGGGCCTCCGGCGTTCCGGTCATGGTCGCCCTGGCAGGTTCACCAGGCTCCACCGTGGTGACGGTGCCGATGCTGATGTCCGGGGTGTCGCCGGTATCGCCCTTTGCCCGCACACCTGTATCGACGTACTGGCCGGCCTCCTCGTCCCACTCGAACCAGTTTCCGTTCTCGCCCTTGTAGGGGGACTTGCCGGCAGGGCCGGTCTTGATGTCCACCATGTGCTCGGCGGCCTGGGCGGCGGCTTCGGCGCGGTCAGCAGCAGAGAAGGCGGCGTTCACGGCCTCCTGGAGGATGGAGCTGGAGATGTCCTCCACGGTGATCTCCACCGTCACTTCCGGGTCTTTGATGGTAATCTGCTCGCCATCCTGATCAGCCGTCCAGCGGACGAAGGTGAAGGCGGGCTTGTCGTAGGTCTTCGTTTCGCCCATATACTTGGTAGAAACGACGATGCGATTCACGCCGAGATACTGCATTTTGGTGGCAGCATACCGGCACACGAGGAGAGTAGGATCCTCCCCGTCAACAGTCACGTCACAGCGCCCCGCAATGGAGCTCTGCGCGTCCGAGTAGAGGACCGCTCGGATGCCGGACAGGGTGGACCAGTCAATGGCCACACCGCCATCCTTCAGGCGGACCTTCACAGTGAGATCCGAGCCGACTCGGAAGTTCTGAAGGGTACTTGTACTCATATTGCTATTTGTTAGGGATTGGTATTACTGTTTCACTTTCTACGACCACCGTTGCGCTGGGGACCGATAAGGCCGTAAAACTCACTTCGTCAGTCTTCAGTGTCCAGTCGTATGTCTTCATCTGATGCAGCACGTTACGGAGCGACAAAACGAACGGCGGGAAAGTCAAGCCCGAGGGCACATCAAAAGTCCCGGACAGCTCGATTCGCGGCGCCGCGACGGACAGCGCATAGTCCAGGGCCGTCAGCGAGACGAAGTTCACGCCGTACTGTCTGTTGTCCGACCAGGCAAATATTGCATAGCTCGGGTCGGAGGAAAAGACGAAGAGGCCCGCATAGAAGGCCGTCGACTCAAGCTGCCCATATAGCGCCCTGCCGCCAGTTATCGTTCGAGAGCTGTCCCTCCCACGCGCTCCGTTATTCAGCAAGAGGATGTCCTTGTAGCCCGCACTCAGCGCAATTTCCATCGTGGCGTCGTACACATCGACGCCGAGGCCACAGACCACGATCGTAAGCTGGCCGGAACCTGTTCCGCCATAGGCCGGAATAGACAGGCTGTAATCGACGGTAAGGGTCGGATCATGTTTGCTGTTAATAGCCATCCGGTCGACATCAATGGAGTCGGCATAGACGGTACCGGAGCCCTCCGTCCATCCGTCGTCCATGCTGTATTGGTACGTCGTCCCTCCGGATGTCCACAGGACCCTCAGCCGGACGCGCCGATGAGCAGAAGGGCGAACACCCCATTGGCCGTTGGAACGATTATACTTGACCGAAATGACGATGTCATTCTGGAAGGTGTCGAAGTTTAGCACGGTCGAAATCTCGCCGTCAGTCCAGGTCGTCATTGGCTTTCCGCCAAGCGTATAGAACCCGGGCGTCGGGTTGTGAACGACAGGTCCGCTCGTGGCCCATTCGTCATCCTTGACGGAAGGCGTGACGCTCAGCTTGTGCCAGGGTGCCTCTACCGTGACTTCCTTCTTCGCCGGAACCACCCGACGGGTAAGATGGCCGATCGGCCATACATCGGCAGCCCCCATCTGGCCAATCGTCTTCTTCACCCCGGAGATGGTTTCCGTGCTGGTTGATGTGCTCGTTCTCGTCGGGAGACGATAGGCGGTCAAGGCCCCGGCGGACGTCACCCTGTCAGCGACATCCGTTTCACGGATGAGCATCCAGGCGCCGCCATATTGCGTGACAGTCAGATGGAGTGAGCGAAGCAATTCATCAAATGCGTCATAGCAGTTCTCATCGGCCAGGTAGTCCAGGTTGATGCTGATATTGTCAAACAGGTCAACCGGTGATCCGGACGTCGGTCCCATTGTCGTGGCGCAATAGATGGACAGGGAGAGGCCCGTCTTGTTCAGAAAATACTTGATCAGATCACGGACCTTCTGAAGCCCCTGCGGCTCATAGTTGTATTCCTTCAAAACGCCGAGACCGTCCGTCGCAGTGATACTGACGTCATAAGGCGGGGCGATGTCTGGCTCCGCATAGATTTCAGTAGCGACAAATCCGGACCAGACAAGAGTACCGCCTCCGTCAACAGACCCACCACGAAAGACATCTATCCGGAACTCCCTGGGATTGCAGGTGTACAGCTCGGCAAATTCTCCGTCCACGTTACACTCAAGCGTCAGGTTGCAACTGGTCGAGCGGAAGCATCCGTTATCCTGCATCCGGATGACGGGCGACTTCCCGAGCGGGCGCTCAGTCACGCTGCCCGTGTAGCCGTCTTGCAAGAGGTTGACAGTGTACAGGACGCCGTGCTCCGACCAGGTACGGAAGCGGTATTTGATACCGTAGGCCATTACTGAGTATAATAGTTTTTCTGGTTGGTATTGTTGAACACTGTAATGAGCTTGTCACCGTCCGCCTCCAGGGTGCCGGTGACGTAGACCTTCACCTCGCGGGTCTCGTATCCGTTACTGCCTCCCGCACTATAGTCGCCGGAATAGCCACCACCGCCCGCACTATAGTCGCCGGAGGCAACAGCAGACAAGGAAGACTTGACGGCTGCGCCCAAGGCCACGAGGGCGGCGCCAGCCGCGATGGCCACGTAAGGATTGTCCATCTTGAGGGCCGCCTGGATCCCAAGCATACCGACGCCTGTCTTGATGGCGACCTTACCGACCGCAATGGCCATGTCGCCGAGAGAAGAGAGGGCGGCATTCTTGAAGTCCCCCCAGGCGTTACCCCCCGAGGCAAGTGTCCCGATCAGGTTGCCCATTACCTCAGCCGTCCGGGTCGCCATGGACTCCAAGCCATCTTCCACCTCTGATGTGAAGTCAACGATTGCGTCCTCCTTAGGCTTGATGCCGACGGAAAGTTGCCAGTCGCCCAGGTAGGCCTGGAATGTCTCCTTGAAATACTCGACATCCTGCCTCTGCGGAAGAATGCTCAGGGAAGGCCCCAGGACTCCGCCCTGGACGGACGAAAGCCCTGCAGTGGACACGGTTCCCAGGCCCGACCATTTGGCCTGAACCTCGGCCATTTTCTGCATCTCCTCTCGAACCTTATGCGCGGCAGACGCCTGGGCGGAGGTGGAATTGGCGATGGAGTTGCTGAGACGGTCGATGCTACGGAGTTCGTTCTGGCGGGCCGTTTCTATGTCGATGAGAGCGCCCTCCATCTCGGCGGTCTTCTTCGTATCCTCGAAGGTATTGGAGGCTTCGTCGTCCATCGCCTTCTGAAGATTGAGCATCCGCTCCTGGAGGTCCTGCTGCTTGTCGTATTTCTGATTGACAAGTTCGCGGTATCGAGCCTCTGCCGCAGAGCGTTCTGCAGATGTGGCGCTCTTGTCACTTGCCTGTCTGCGGTACTCCGCGATGTCCCGGTCAAGCAGCTTGATCTCGTTGTTCACGGTCAGCTGCTCCTTCATCAGGTCGGCCATCTGGGAGGCCCGGTCTGCATTCCGATCTGCGGCAGCGGCAGCCTCATCGGCCGCAGCCGTGGCGGTCTTCCACCCACGGATCAATCCGGTGGGCAGGAGGGCGTCATACCATTTCGACTCCTGGCCTACCGCCGTGACGAAAGCTGCGCCCAGGTTAGCCTTAAACCGACCGAAACCACGCTCCCACTTGTCCATAGCCTCCGCCACCTGCTTGCCGGTCTCGGAGTTCACGTCGTGGAGGACCTGCTTGTAGGTGGAGATGTAGGCCGCCGTGGCCATCGACATGTTTATCCCGTCGATGGTGCTCTTGAAATTGTCGGCCTCGGCCTTCAACTGCTTGAAGCCGGCGATGGCTCCAGCGATGCCGATGCCGGCAATCGCACCACCGAGCGGTGTGATGCGGGAAAGGACGGAGCCGAAGGCCTTGACGCCGGCATTCCCGGCCTCGGTCATCTTCGCCCCCAGCCCTCTCATTGCGGAGGTAACCTGTTCCACCTTGTCCGCGCTCACGCCGAAAGCACCACTAAGGCTGGACAGCAGAGACTGGGAGCTCTTGTCGAGATCCTTCAGTCCCTGCTTCACCTGCTTTGCGCCTTTGTCGAAGTCTTTGGTATCAGAACCAAAGATTACCTTCATGTTGGGGTCTTTCGTGGACATATCGTGTTACCAGTCGATTAGTTCTTTCAATTTCTCCAGGGAGGCCTTCTTTTCCTCTGGAGTCATCTCGGACAGGCCTCCGTCGTCAGGCTTCGCCTCTTCGTCCCAGGGGAAAGGAAGGAACTCGTGCGGCTGCACCGCCTTGCCCTTCGCAAGCTGGATATTGAAAAGCCGGAGCCCCGCGGCGCGGATGACTTCTGCTACATGCCTCCGGTCGGCAGCCCGGTCTTCACTCCAGGCAAGCATTGCCTCCCAGTATTCTCCCTGCCTAAGCAGGCCAAACTCCCTGGGGGCCAGTCCGAGGCGGGACAGCGCCCAGCCCCGGACTTCGCCGATGGTCAGGATGCGGGATTCTCCTCCCGCTCCTCTTTTTTTGGCTCGTCAGCCGGACGCTTGGGGCTGGACTGCCGGATGTAGATGTCAAAGAAGACCTTGACGTCATCCGGAGTGATCAGGGCGCCCAGCTCGATGGGCGTAGGGGCTCCCCCTCTCCCGTCCAGACGCTCGCCCTCAGCGATACACGCCGCCATGATGGTGGTGAGCTCGGAGGGACGGATCTCCTGGATCTTGGACAGCTCTTCGATGGTGTCCCGGCCGACCTGGGCCAGATAAGAGGTCAGCGCATTCCAGTTGCATTCAACGCGGTAGCGCTTGCCTGCGATTTCAATGTAGTCCTTCTTCATTGTGTTTGGGGTTTAGGAAATGGTCGTCATGTTGCCGGTGACCCGGAAGTCCACGGTGTAGGTCGCCTCGTCGGAAGCATTGGAGCTCTCCGAGTAGTTCGTGATGATGCAGTTGCCACCGTAGGCCTGCCCGCCGGTGGGCATGTACTTGAACGCAAGGACAGCGGCGGTGCCGGTCTTCAGGGCGTTTGCGATGAGGGTGTTGCGGAAGGACTTCGTGGTGGAGTCGGTGCCGAGCTCCACGAGACCCGTTGCGCGGAAAGTGATGTCGTGACCGATGACCGCGACCTGCGTGGCCCCCTGGTCGTCCTTGGTGAGGGACTCCTTCGTCCGCGCGGCGATGGTCAGGTCATCCTGGGTGCGACCGGCAAGAGTCTTGTTGCCGATCTTGAAAGCGATGTTGTAGCCTTCTAATGCTGCCATGGTATCGGAGTTTTAATTAGTTGTTTGTGATGTCATCGTCGAAGGTCGGGGCACCCACGACACGGAAGTCCACGGTCAGCGTGGCGTCATCGGAGGCGTTGGAACTTTCGGACAGATTGGTGATGACGCATTTGCCAGACAGCATGTCGTTGCTGTTGGTTGCATACTGGAAATCGAAGACGGCATTGGCCCCCGCCTGGAGGGCGAATGCGACGAGCTGGTCGCGGGTGATGGCCGTGGACGAAGTCAGCTCCACGAGGCCTGTGGCCCGGAAGGTGATGTCCTGACCAATCACGGCTACGGAAGTGGCGCCGGCGTCATCCTTGGTCAGCCGTTCCCGCGTCCTCTCCGCGATGGTGAGATCGTCCTGGGTGCGGCCTGCGAAGGTCTTGTAGGTCGTAACGCTGCCGGAAACGATCCCGAGCTTGAAAGCGATGTTGTATCCTGCTAATGCCATGTTATTCGTACTGATTAAGGATGTAGTCTAACTCGATGACCCAGACGCCGTCCATGCAATCCTTCCGGACATCCGTGATGCGGGCCGAAAACGTATAGGAGTCGTATTCGTGCAGGGTGACCTCTTCCTCCTCCGACGGCTCCGTATTCTCGCCCGGATCGACAATCGGAACTTCCACTTCCGGATCTTCCGGTTCTTCGCCGGGGTCGTCAGGCATCACCTCCTCCATGACCTCCGTGTCATCGGCCGCTTCGGCAACCTCTTCAGCCGGTTGGCTGGAGGAAGGGCCTACAAAGCCCTGGGCGATAGCGGACTCGATACCGGAGCGGAGGCTCTCGGCCTCGTCGATGTCGTCAGAGACGGAACGGATGGTAAGGTTTCCGACAATCTTGTAGGGGCCGTCCTTCGTGTACCGATACTCAACAGGCAGCTCGAACGTCACATAAGGGTAGCGGTCAATCTCGTCCTCGGATAGGGCGGGATTGACGCCGTGCGCTCTCAGCGTGTCCACAAGTTTCTCGTGAAGGTATTCGGTCATCTTTCCTTAAGCTTGTCTTCTTGTCTCTTGACGCTGTCCTGGAAGGCCCGTAAGAAGGCGTCCTGTGCCGGTCCGATCGCTCCGTCGTAGAAGTTCTCGTGAGGCTGCCCGACTTCATTCCGGCGCTTGCGGTTCAGGTGCTTGATGGGGTAGTCGAACTTGTGAGCCTTGTCGCGGTGCGTCAGGGTGCCATAGTTCTTCCAATAGGCCTTGAACCAATCGTCCGGTTCGTCCGTGCCGCTCTTCGCCTTGTTGAAGGCTCCCACCAGGGCGCTCCAGTCTCCGGAGACGGAGCCCTTCACGACCTTGCAGGAGACCAGCCGCTTGAACCGGCGGGGCATCGCCTTGCGAATCTCCTTCGCCGCCTGCTTGCCACCGTCCCGGAGCGCCTGCTTCACGACCTTCAAGAGGTTGGAAGGGGCCTTGTCGAAACACTTCAGGGCGTCGTCAAGTCCGGTGATGTATGTGCGATACTCGGCCATCAGTCTACGGCGTGAAGGGTGAGATGGCACAGGGGCGACACGCGGGAGATAGGATCGATGCCGGAGATCTCGTAGGTACGTCCCTCCACGACTACCCGCCAGCGCGTAGTCAGCGACGCCACCTTGTAGATTGTCAGGGTGATTTCCTGCCCCTCCTCAAGGTTCGTGTTTGTCACGTTCTCGGCGACCTCCCGCTCAACCTTGGCAAAGACTTCGGAATGGTCCTGGAACGTGTACTTCTTCGCTCCCTGCTTCCCATACGAGATGGCGCAGGAGCGAAGCAGCACCTTCGTGTCCAGCTCTCCGATATTGATCTTATTCTCCATGGTCGCCCCAGGTACGGAAAGGCCGCAGGAGGTTGCGGGCCGTGGTGCGGTCACGCTCCTCCGGACGGTCGGTAGGGTTGTTAAAGAGACTCCCGGCAAGCAGGAGGATGGCCGCCTGCATGTCTTCCGGGACCTGTTCGAGGCCCGCCTCGTAGGTCACCTCCATCCTGGATCCGGCGACGTTCCCCGTGATGCACAGGGCGCTCTCCGTAACGGTGTAGTCATCCTCCGGGACGAGCTCGCCGTCAACCTTGACCGAGGTGACCGAACGGACCGGCCACCTCAGGCCAATGTGATTGACGAACTTGGTGGAAAGGACGTACACGGAAGGCGCGATCACCGTGGAGATCTCATGCTCGGCCAGAAGGATCGCGGCGCGGAGCTTAGCGTGAAGCTCTGCGTCAAGATCGTGGGAGGTGATCCGCAGGTGTCTGCGGAAGTCCGCCAGGGACGGGCAGGTGATCTCAAGGATGTCGCGGGTTTCCATGATGCGTAGGTTTAGGCGTTGGTGGTCAGATCGACGACGGCGGCGAAGCTCTTAGGCTCAGCGACGACGGCGTCATCCCAGCTGTTGAGGACGAAACGGACATCCGCCTGGGCGGCGAGGGTGTACGGGTCGACGACGATGTCCACACCGCCCCAGTGGCCGATGTAGAGGTCCTCGAAGTTACCGAAGATCATCGCGGAGCACTTGGAGGCCGTGGTGCCCTTGGTGAGGGTGGACGGGACGAGGTTGGTCCAGTCGATCGGGTAGCCGTTGATCTTGGTGTAGTCGCCATCCAGGAGGTAACGGCCGTTACCCTGGGCACGTTCGATGGTCTTCAGGTCACCGATGACCTTCGCGTTGGTCAGGTAGGCGAGCTTGCCGCGGTTGGCGTTCTCGGCGTTGACCTTGGTCTCGAGCTCGACGACCTTCGCCCAGGTGATGGGGCCACCGTTGGCACCGATAGCCACGGAGCCGATGCCG